AAGCACCTCTATTATGGCAGTTCGGTACACAATGGCAAAAGACAGGTGGACCTTGTTATGTAATGCCCGGAGCAACTGAAACTAAGTATATTAACTTTCAAAAAGCAGTAGCATTACCTAATAAAAAGAATTGGGTTTCTCCGGCTGACATTGAACATAAAATGTTTGACTATAGCTGGCATCCAGATAGCACAGAAACTCCATATATCTATGAATTCGGCACACAATGGCAAAAGACAGGTGGACCGATGTATCTAGTAGAAGGTGCAACTGAAACAAAATATATTGATACTCAAAAAGCAATAAAAAAATCAAACAAGTTAAATTGGTATATTCCTGAATATATTGATGAATTATCGTTTGATTTTAGTTGGCACCCTGATAGTACAGATGACCCGTTCAATTATGAATTTACGACAGTCTGGCAATCTGAAGGTGGTCCAGTATATCAGATTGAGGGCTCTACTAGTACTAAGTATGTTACTTCACTCGTAGCTAAAACTAAACTGATCATGTCTAAATGGATCATACCTAACAACATTGATGATACAGGTTTTGATTACACATGGCATCCTCATCCTCGTGATCCTTTATTCACTTATGAATTCGGCACGCAACATCAAAAGACCGGCGGACCTCGCTATGTTGTACCTAATTCAACAGAAGTTAAATTTGTCGATTTACAAAAAGTAAAAACATTACCTAGTAAAGAAAAATGGACTATCCCTGCAAACATCGATATTACAGACTTTGACTTTAGCTGGCACCCGGACGGTACAAGTCCTCCCTATACATACGTATTTCCTACACAGTGGGCATTAAGTGGCGGACCTATATATAACGTTGATGGTGCTACTGAAATCAAATACGTTGAAGACCTAATTGCTAAGGCACTACCGGATAAAACTAATTGGGAAGTGCCTGCATTTGTCGATGTAGATAGCTTTGATTATTCATGGCACCCGTATGCTCAAGACGAACCGTATATCTATCAATTTGGTACTCAATGGCAAAAGACAGGTGGCCATGTATATAAGACTCCTGGGGTTCATGCAAATAGTGCTATCAAATATATTGATACACGTATTCTAAAATCAAAACGTTTATCTAGTAAAAAAGGCTTTGCTATATTAGATAATTTAAAAATTAAAGATTTTGATTATACATGGCATCCAGATACTACAGAAGAACCATATATCTATGTGTTCGGTAATAATCTGTATCCTGCTGAAGTAATGCCTACAATTGAGTATGCTGTACCAGGTGCAACTCAAATAAAATATGTAAATGATATAGTTGCTACCTTAGATTCAGATAGAACTAACTGGCATATCATTCAACCTATTAATGAAGATAAGTTTGACTTTAGTTGGAAGCCAAATCCAAAAGATCCTGCATATATCTACGTTTGGGGTAACTCATACATTGACGGTAAGATTAAATCTACTGTTGAGTATCAAGTTGACGGTGCTACTGAAAAGAAGTACATGGACGAGTTAGTTGAAGTAACTCCTGAATGGGATCGTTGGGTTATTCCTGATAATTTAGATACAACTGGTTTTGATTTTACCTGGAGACCTGATCCATTAGAAGCAGACCTCATTTGGCAATTTGGAACTCAATGGCAAAAGACAGGCGGACCAAGATATGTTATGCCAGGTGCCACTGAAGTAAAATATGTTGACTTTCAAAAAGTAGTAGCATTACCTAGTAAAAAGAATTGGATTTCTCCTGCTGATGTTGAACATAAAATATTTGATTACAGTTGGCACCCTGATAATACAGAACAACCTTACATATATGAGTTTGGAACTCAATGGCAAAAGACAGGCGGACCTAAATATATTGTAGAAGGGGCAACGGAAACAAAATATGTTGATACCATCAAATCAATAAAAAAATCAAACAAGTTAAATTGGTATATTCCTGAATATATTGATGAATCATCGTTTGATTTTAGTTGGCATCCAGACAGCACTGATGATCCATTCAACTATGAATTTACAACAATATGGCAACCAGAAGGTGGACCAGTATATCAAGTTGATGGCGCTACAGAAACTAAGTATGTAAACTTTCCGGTAGCTAAGACTTTACCTATAAAATCTGCATGGGCTATACCTGATAATATTGATACTACTGATTTTGATTTTAGTTGGCACCCTCACCCACGTGATCCTGCATTTATATATGAGTTTGGTACTCAATGGCAAAAGACAGGCGGACCTCGCTACGAAGTTGCAGGGGCATCGGAAGTCAAGTTTATCAACTTGTCTAAAGCAAAGGCATTGGCTACAAAAGAAAACTGGACATTACCTAAAAACATAGATGCTGACTTTGATTTCAGTTGGCATCCAGATAGCACTAGTCCTCCCTATATCTATCACTTTGCTACTCAATGGGCATTGAGTGGTGGCCCTATCTACACTGTAGAAGGTGCTACTGAAACAAAGTATATGGAAGAACCTGTTGCAAAAGCACTACCGGACAAAACAAACTGGGAAGTTCCTGCATACATTGATGACAGTAGTATTGACTATTCATGGCACCCATATATTGAGGATGAGCCATACATCTATCAATTTGGTACTCAATGGCAAAAGACAGGTGGTCCAAGGTATATTACACCCGGTGTTCACAATAATAGTCCAATCAAATACATTGATACACGTATTTTAAAATCAAAACGTTTGCCTTCTAAACGTGGATTCTCTATATTGAATAATTATCAGATTAAAGATTTTGATTACACATGGCATCCAGATACTACAGAAGATCCCTACATATATGTGTTTGGTAACAATCAATACCCAGCAGAAATTATGCCTACGATTGAGTATGCGGTTCCTGGTGCCACACAAATTAAATATATAAATGATATTGTTGCTACATTAGGAGACGATAGGACTAATTGGGAAATACCTAAAAATATTGATAAAGAACAATTTGATTTTAGTTGGAAACCAAATCCTAAAGATCCTCTTTATATCTATGAGTTTGGCACACAATGGCAAAAGACCGGCGGACCTCGTTACGTAATCGATGGTGCAACAGAAGTAAAATATGTAGAAGAAAATAAAGCAGTAGCAATTAAGACTACAATGAAATCTTGGGATATCCCAGATGACTTAGATATTTCTGAGTTTGATTTCAGTTGGCATCCAGACTCTACAGAAAAACCATATATATACATATTCGGAACTCAATGGGCATTGACCGGCGGACCTCGATACTTAGTACAGGGTGCTACTGAAGTTAAGTATGTTGATTCCCCAGTAGCAAAGGCAGCGCCAAATAAGAAGAATTGGATTATACCTGATGATATTGATGTAAATGCGTTTGACTTTAGTTGGCATCCATACGAAGAAGATCAGCCATACATTTATCAATTTGGTACTCAATGGCAAAAGACAGGTGGACCTAAATATATTACGCCCGGTACTGACGATATGTCACCTATTAAGTATATTGACACACGTGTGTTAAAAGCTAAAAAGTTGCCTAATCGTAGTAATTGGATTGTGCCTAAAGATATTGATGAAAATAGCATTGACTATTCTTGGCACCCTGATGATACAGAATCAGCATATATCTATCAATTTGGTACTCAATGGCAAAAGACAGGTGGACCTAGCTATGTAACACCCGGCTCGCACAAAGACTCTTTGATAAAATACATTGATAATAGTATTATAAAGGGAAATAGACTACCATCACCTATAGGTTTTACGATATTAGATGATATCAAAGTTGCTAATTTTGACTACTCATGGCATCCTGATAAGACTGAGGAACCCTACATATATGTGTTTGGTAATAATCAATATCCACCAGAAATAATGCCAACAGTTGAGTATAGAGTACACGGTGCTACACAGATTAAGTACATACATAATCCAGTTGCTAGATTAGGTAAAGACATGTCTAATTGGGATGTGCCTAAGCGAATTGATATTCTTACGTTTGATTTTAGTTGGAAACCTAATCCTAAAGACCCGCCCTACATTTATCAATTTGGTACTCAATGGCAAAAGACAAATGGTCCTAAATATATTGTACCTGGTGCAACAGAAACTAAGTTTGTCGATACTATCAAAGCAGTTATACTTCCTAGTAGAGATAACTGGGTCATCCCAGAAGGTGTTGATGTAAGTTTATTTGATTTTAGCTGGCATCCAGATGCTACTGCACCTGATTATATCTATCAATTTGGTACTCTTGCTAATCAGAATGATGGCCCTCGTTATGAGCCTAGCACTAATAACGGTGAGGTTATTTATTTAGAACGTGTAGAACTAGAAGAAGCTGAAGAAGAAATCTTCCCTAGATATCTCATCGAAACTACGCTAGATGATTTGGTTGCAAAGCATCCAAATGAAATGTTCTGGGCGTTAAACCCTGACTTGGATTATAGTGAGTTTGATTTTGATTGGAGACCAGATATTGAGCAATCAATGTATGTACATGCGTTTGGTACTAGAGATAATATCAACACACAAACATACTTTGTTAACGGCTTTACTTATAGTCAAGGTCAAAAAGAAGTTAACTATGTACAAGATAAAACATTAGAAGTTAAAACAAAGATTGACATGTTCTTTGTAGATAGAGGAAATAGTGAATCACAACAAAGATTTGAGTTGTTAAAACTACAACATCCTACAATACAAAAGACACGTTATTTAAATAGTTGGGTTGACACTATCAATCGTTGTATTAATCGTGCAAGTAGTAACTTATGCTGGATACTAAACAGTGAATTAGATTATACTGGATTTGATTTCAACTACTATCCTAATCCTTGGCAAATGAAGATGGTTCATGTATTTGGAACTCAGTGGAGTCACTGGGGAACAACGTTTATGATTAACCGTGAAAACTTTGCTGATGACACAAAATATGTTAAAATTATTGAGCATTTGAGTAATATTAATTTTGTTAAGGATCGTAGAGCAACTGCCACAAATGTATTGTATGATACAGTATATATTGACCATGGAAACAAACCAGTTCCAGAGAACACATTGGTCATTGAATATGATGAAAGTTATCTCAAAACCTTTAAGAAGTTATTAGAAAAGTTACCCAACAAGAAAGAACATTATGTTTGGGTTACTAGTTCTATTTGTGATTACAATGGTTTTGACTTCACATACATTTGTGATCCATTTGCACGTGACCAACTACATGTATTCCCTAGTGATAAACAAAAGTTTGGTGACACGTTCTTGGTCAATGTGAATAAGCTACGTGAGTTAATTGATAGTGTTGAACAATTGGAAGACATCAAAGTTAACTACAACCAACACATGCGAGTGAAGCGATTACCCGCACCGACTATTATTACTGAAGGTGATACACATGTCTCTAGTATTAATACTGATTTTAATTTCCCTTATGCTACGTTTCAAATGATTGACAATCAAGAAATAAAAGCAATTGACACAGAGCCAATGAATCTTTGGAGCAAAGAAACAAAAGCTATTCAGGTTACTAGTGTTGGTGGTACAAGAATCATTGTACCTAAAGAAGTAAAAGATCATGTCAAGCGTGAGTTGTACGATTATCCATACATTCAAACTAACAAGATATTAGCTAAGTCTACTCCAATGGATATCGTGTTCTTAAGTAATGGCGAGACTGGTGCAGACGAAAACTATGAGCATCTAGTAAAGACAACACAGGGACTACCTAATCGGGTTGTACGTGTCGACGGTGTTAATGGTCGTGTAGCGGCCTATCATGCGGCAGCAGAAGCTAGTAATACACCATGGATGTTTACTGTGTTTGCTAAGTTGAAAGTCAGTCCTAAGTTTGATTGGAACTGGCAACCAGATAGAATGCAGTTACCTAAGCACTATGTATTCCATGCTAAGAATCCAGTTAACGGATTAGTATACGGTCACATGGCTATGATTGCGTATAACAAGAAACTCACATTAGCTAATGAAGGTAAGGGTCTTGACTTTACAATGGATGACGAACATGAGATTGTTGAGATCGTTTCCGGTACTGCTAACTTTAACACAGATGAATGGAGTACATGGCGTACTAGTTTCCGTGAAGCATTGAAGTTACGTGCCAACGATGATGAAGTTAGTAAGAAACGTTTAGAGTTTTGGTTAACAACAGGTATGGGCAAGTTCTCTGATTACTCAACCGATGGTGCTCAACATGCGGTAGAATACTATGAATCAGTCAATGGTGATTTTGAGAAATTAAAATTATCGTATGATTGGCCGTGGTTAAAAGAATATTTTAATAACAAATACAAATGATATTTTCACCGATACATATAAACCAGAGTGCGTCATTATTCATGCCATCGGACCTCTTAATTAGTAATAGTACTATTGCTAAAAATGAATCTGACCCTCTAGTTATTTACATCAATATATTTTCATACTATGAGGATATGCGTGAAGTATTATGTGCTAGATTAGATAACAATCTTCCTACAAGAGTAATCATTGATGTATCTTGGGAAACACTTGATATTAATAGTATCAATGAGATGCACAACCGTATACCGGAACTTAAAAGAGTAAATGAATCTGACATATTATTGCTACACAATTTGTCCGATATTTTATGTGGAATACCAATTTCAACCCCATACAAAACACATGCACTGGATTATTATTTATTAGACACTTATTGTAAGTGTATTATGCATGGTCATCCGTTCGATAGTACAAAAGTTAATGATAGAAAAAATGGATTGAATTTGCTCATAGGTAAGTTAAAAACAAGATTTGCTCGTTTTCTAGCATCATATTATTTTTATAAGCATGATTTGTTGAAAGATGCAGTATTGGGAATCAATGCATATCCAGAAGATATTCAAGGTATGATGAATAATCACCCGGAATATAACAACATTGACTATTATAATACCATTTTAAAATATTTAGGACCTGCTGACCATACACGTATTACAGATTCTAATGAAGGAATCAGCTCAAGCACAGGCTGGCCGTTCGACCCAAACATATTTAAAAATTCTAGTGTAAGTTATATATGTGAAACATTTGACGTAGACAGAAGTTCGTATCCATATCTTATGACAGAAAAAATATATAGGTCAATAGTCAACAATCACCCATTTATAATTCAAGCAGGGTCAGGTCAACTAGACTTAGTTAAATCATTTGGCTTTAAAACTTTCAATGAATTCATTGATGAAAGTTACAACACGTATGAGAATAGAGACTATTCGCATGTTGAAAAAACAGTATTAGTGGCAAAAGAACTAGTAGCAAAAATTCCTGATAATGCAGATAAGATACAAGAGATAGTTGATTATAATTTTAATCACTTTTGTTCATTGGGTAAAACAGGAATAGACGAATTTCACAACGTGATTAAAAACTTTACCCAAAGTGTTTGACATTTTTTGTAGTTTGTGATTAAATAGTATATGAATAAAATTTTAATATATAAACTCCCTTTAGCAATGTTTGGTGCGTATATTGCGTACAAATTGGGTTTAGAAGTTTGGTGTGTAGTTTACGGACTACTATACTAAAAGTTATTGCTGTATGAAGCAAAGAGAAAAGTGTCTTGGACGGGGGTGCGAATCCCCCCAGGTCCACCATAAGGATTGTCATGTTTGAAAATTGGCATTGGTTTTATATGTGGGGCATCTTAGTTGTAGTCAACTATATGTTTTGGATTATAAAAAGTCTTTTTGATGGGCCTGACCTAGATTCGACAGGGCAACAAGTAAATTAGTGGACAGCTCGGCAAAGCAGAAGCCGTTAGGGTTGGGGGAACTCGGCCGTAGAAGCAAAAAAGTAACCGCAAACGACTCACAGTTCGCATTGGCAGCTTGATAAAGGCTACCTAGGGTAAGACATACCTCGTAACAGAAACTCAAGAAAGGCTCTTCGGAGCCTTTCTTTATATAAATAAGACATGGACATAATTTGTTATATGGGTGGAACGTGCGGAGATTTAGTTACTTCAGTCATTGATTCCACAGATTCAAAACTTGACAAATCAAGGATACATACCACTATGTATAGAAGTAAATTAAAAAGTGGTTTATTTCTCAAAACTGAAGCCGAACAATTAAATTATATTAAAGAAATGGAATCAAAGTATCTTAGTATTCCTAGTCATAAGACAGATTTGCATGTGAAGTATCAACATTCATTTATAACAATTGTTACTGAAAATTATGATTTAGCACTTTGGTGTGCGACTAGATTTAAGAACTTAAATACCTTAAACAACGTTTGGACAAATATGTATGGCAATGATGTGACACCTGATAGGCATGCTGATAGTATTATTCAATCATATAAATATTTGTCATCACATACTGATAAAATAATAATGCTTGAAGATATCTTATCTGGAAATCTTTTATCAAATTTATCAAAGTACGTAAAAACACCGTTAAATGAAAAATTATATGATGAGTGGTTATCCAATCAACATTAATACCCAAATAGACTTACTTATTGTGTAAACAAATAGTATACTTTGCTACATGAACTATTTTATTGGGCTGTATTTAACTCAATAAATATTAGTCTAACTTGTTGAAAGACAGGTTTATTTTTAAAGGAAAATCTTATGAAAAAAATCGCATTAGCGACACTATTGGCCGCAACTACAATGGTTGCATCAGCACAAGTATCAATCTCTGGTAAAGTTGCTCAGTTTGCAGACAACACTAAAACTGGTGCTGTTCGCAATACAAGCATCGCCGGCGAGCCAACAAACAACATCGCAATTTCTGCTACAGAAAATTTAGGTGGTGGATTAAAGGCACGTGTTGTTGTTGAAACAAGCATTGGTGCAAACACTATTAATGGTAGTGGCACACAATTAGGTGATCGCCAAGGTACAATTGGTGTAGCATCTAAAAATGTTTCAGTTGATATCGGCCGCAATGTTCACAGTGAGTTTTTAGCAATCACTAGCAACGATGTATTCGGAACAACATATGGTTCTGTTGCAGGTGATGTTCACAACTTACGTGGTCTGCGTGTGAGCAATGGTGTATTCGCAACAGTTACTCCTTTCAAAGGTCTAACAGTTTCTTTTGACCGCACACAAGGTGCAACTGGTCAAGATGCAACTAGCTATGGTGCAAGTGGTTCAATTGCAGGTGTTGGTATTACAGCCGCTAAATTTGAACAAGGTAGAGAAACTAGCACAGTAGTTGGTTTTAGTACTAAAGTTGCAGGTACACGTTTGACATACACACATAGTGATGACAAAGGTCTTGTAAACAGCAAAGGCGATTTGATCGGTGCCGCAAGAGCATTTGGTCCATATACTGCTAAAGCAAGTTATGGTAAAACAAATAAAGATATTACAGCTTACTCAGTAGGCGTTGGTTATGCTTTCAGCAAGCGTACTGACTTAGAAGTTGCTTATCGCAACATTGACAAAGTTGGTGCTTCAGCCGATGTAACACAAGTTGGAGTTGGTCTAATTCACCGCTTCTAATCTCAGGGAGATTAAAAACAAAAGGCTCTAAGGAGCCTTTTTTGTTGACATAAATACCATAACATGTTATAGTGACTACATGAAAATAGAACGTGCAATCGATTGGAATCAAGTTAGCATTGACTTAAGTAGTCAAATGAATGGCATTGGATACAATCCAGACTTACATCGTATGCACAAAAACATTGACAAAATGGTATCTGAATTAAGCAAACTTGAAGTAAATTTGCGTAGAACGGGCAAATACAATATGCTTGATGACAGAGTAGCCGAAATCAATACAGCAATCAACCACTTAGAAAAATTAGTATTGATGGCCAATTTAATGAAGTAATTTGACAATAACTCAATTTGGTACTATAATAGTCTTTCACTTTACTAAAGGACCTATTATGAAAATAGCAAACTATGTATTGAAGTATACGAAATCAGTCGAGGGACCACTAATGATCCCTAAGAAAAAGATTGATAGCACAATGAAATGGGTAGAGTACAGTTTAGATATTGTAGATATGCAGAAAATGCTTATGGGCACACGTGATCTAAAAGACAAGTATCAATTAATGGACCTCTTAGAAATTGCAGAACGTAAGAAAAAATGGCACTATCGTCAAGAAAATTTTGATGTGAGTCGGGCCAGTACTCTCTTGCAAGCTATGCTTAGTAGAGCTTACAAGAGCATTGCTTAAATTTGACATTAAATGGACCCTGTGCTATAATACTTGTATTGAATTAATTAAGGAATTCTATAATGGAATTTAAAGTAGACGGCAGTCGCCGCAACAAGAAATTCGTTGAAGCAATACTGCCCTCAATGATATCTCAGTTAAAACTTGAGAATTGCACTAAAGCGGTTGTAATCCGAATTAAGGATGAATGTGATGATAATCATGGCATTACAGTTGACCTATCTTCATACACCGGTTGTTATATGGTAGTTATCAAACCTACTAGAAAATTAAAAGATATTGGGTTGACACTAGCCCATGAAATGGTTCACGTAAAACAACTAGCAAAAGGAGTTCTTAAGAACAAACAAAATGGGGTGAATATTTGGGCAGGTAAGCGTTACACAAAACGCACAAAGTACTTGGACCAACCATGGGAGATTGAAGCCTTCTCAAAGCAGGAATTAATTCTACGCAGGGCATTTGAAGAATAACATAGCACTTGACAATAAATCAGTTTTCATATATACTAACATCTGTTTCTAAACAAGCCATTTCAAAGGAGATATTATGGCATCGCAAATTTCTGACAATCTGACAATCACTAGCGTACAAACACGCAAAGCATTGTTGACAGCTTTTAAAGTAAAACGCCCCGTATTCTTGTGGGGACCTCCCGGTATCGGTAAATCTGAAGTTGTTGCCGAAGTTACTGATGAACTCGGCGGCTATATGATTGACTTGCGTATGGCCCAAATGGAGCCCACAGATATTCGTGGTATCCCATATTTCAATAAAGATATTGCTAAGATGGATTGGGCGGCACCTGTTGACTTGCCTGATGAAGAACTTGCAAGCAAGTACCCGATCGTTGTTCTATTCTTAGATGAGATGAACAGTGCATCACCTGCAGTACAGGCAGCTGGCTATCAGTTGATTTTGAATCGCCGTGTAGGTAAGTATGTCTTGCCCGATAACGTTGTTATTGTTGCGGCAGGTAATCGTGATAGCGATAAAGGTGTTACATATCGTATGCCGATGCCCCTCGCTAATCGTTTCTTGCACTTGGAAATGCGAGCCGACTTTACGTCATGGCAGAACTGGGCTGTTGACAAAGCTATCCACAAAGACGTTGTGGGTTACTTGTCATTTGCTAAACAAGATTTGTACGAATTTGATAGTAAATCTAGCTCACGTGCGTTTGCTACACCCCGTTCATGGTGCTTTGTCTCTGACTTGTTGAATGACGAGGATAACATTGATACTGATACAATGTTTAACTTAGTGTCAGGTGCAGTCGGTGAAGGTCTTGCTGTTAAGTTTATGGCTCACCGCAAGATTGCAGGCAAGATGCCCGAGCCTAGCGAAATTCTTTCAGGTAAAGTGAAAGACTTGTCTGTGAAAGAAATTTCGGCAATGTACTCATTGACAATTTCAATGTGCTATGAATTGCGTGATGCACTTGAATCTAAGAAAGTTGATTCTAAGAAGTTCCACGAAATGGCTGATAACTTCTTTAGTTATATTATGACTAACTTTGAGACTGAGTTGGTTGTGATGGGTGCTAAGATTGCATTGAAAACATACAAGTTGCCGATTGAGCCAAGTCAGTTGAAACACTTTGATGACTTTCACAAGAAGTACGGCAAGTACATTGTTGAAGCAGGTAACTAAACAGAGGGGTGCTAGTCACCCTTTTTTTAACTAAGGATTATAATGACAGGTAAGAAATATTTTTACGCATTAGGTCAAAGTGCCCGAGCAAAAGGAATGACCAAGGACCAAGGAATGGCCTTGTATGCTATCGAAGCGGCACAAGACTATGCCCGAATTGCGTTTGATGCAGGATATCGCGGTCTTGCATTTAATTGACAATAAATTAAATATGTGTTACAATAGACGAATAAACAACAAAGGACTATTATGAGTGAAGTACTAAATCCCACTAAGCGAACACGTAGTAAGAAGTATGAAAATCTTATCGGACCTACTGATAAGAAAGTTGACTTTGACGCACGTGAACGTTTGGTAACAGCACGTATTGGTTTGCTTCTACGTCATTCATTCTTTGGTAATCTTGCTACACGTTTGCAATTGATTAATGCTGATGAATGGTGTGGCACAGCGGCGACTGATGGTCAGAAGTTTTATTACAATAGCCGCTTCATTATGATGTTGAAGCCTAAAGAAGTTGAATTCTTAGTAGCACATGAAGTGTTACACGTTGTATACGATCATATGGGTCGTAGAGATCACCGTGACCCGCAAATCTGGAACATTGCTGATGACTATGCAGTGAATGCAGATTTGAAACGTCACAAAGTTGGTCAATTCATTACAAGTGTACCTTGCTTGTATGAGCAAAAGTATGATGGCAAAGCCGCTGAAGCAATCTATGATGACTTGATGAAGAATGTTCAAAAGATTGATATCAATGATTTGATTGACCAATTACTTGACGATCACATGGATGGTGATGACGGTGAGGGTGAAGGCAATCAAGAGGGTAAAGGTAAAGGTCGTCCTAAATTATCTGAAGAAGAAAAAGAACGTATTCGTCAGGAAGTTAAGCAAGCAATTATTAATGCCGCACAAAGTGCTGAAGCAGGTCAGTTGCCACTAGGTGTCGAACGATTGATTAAGCAAGCTACTAATCCAGTTATGCCTTGGCGTGAACTGATTCAGACTAACTTGACTAGTGCAATTCGTACTGACTATAGTTGGATGCGCCCAAGTCGTAGAGGCTGGCACATGGATGCTATCATGCCCGGCATGACACCGGGAGAAGAGATTGATGTTGTTGTTTCTATTGACATGAGTGGTTCTATTAGTAACAAACAAGCACAGCAATTCTTAGGTGAGATTGGTGGTATGATGGATTCATTCGATGGTTACAAGGTCCATGTATTCTGTTTTGATACTGATACATATAACCCACAAGACTTCTCTAGTGAGAATATGGAAAGCATTGAAGAATATCAGCCAATGGGCGGAGGCGGTACTGACTTTGATTGTATTTTTACATACTTGAAAGACAATGCTATTGATCCGAAACGATTGATTGTGTTTACTGATGGTTATCCCTGTGGTAGTTGGGGTGATGCTGATTATTGTGATACAACTTGGATCATTCATGGTGATAAGAATCCGAATCCCCCATTCGGTACATATGCTATCTATGATGAGAAATAATGAGCTGGCTTGATTATATTATATTTTCAATACTTATATTGGGCTTATGTTGGCTTTTTGTTATTGCCTTAGTTAAATTCTTGGGAATGATAAAAGATGTCGATGATTAAATCTAGTGAGGAAATAATCATTTATGAATCACCTGATGGTGGTAAGACAATCTACTCCCGCAAGTCGGGAGAGCCACACAACTCTCGCACACTACATAGTATCGATCCTGCTTGGCAAAAAGAACAAGAACTAAAATTACGATGGGCTAATCTTAAAGAAGCTGTGTACATGGCTGATAGTAATCCAACACTGAATGATGCAATAAGTAAAGTAGAAACGTTATATGTACTCCTCAAGAAAGAAAACTAAACACTATCTCGCGGTGTGGGACTGTAACGGTCTTGAAAGTTTACATGATGTTGACTATCATATGGATAGGTATAATGAATGGGAGAGACAACAAGTTGTTGCCATTCTTAAAGAAGAACAAGTCCCAGCAAAACCCACAGGTATCCCATTGCAAATGCTAATCCTTCGTGCAAAGTTTAATAGTCAACGTGCTTATGAGATTTACGAATTCACTAGCACACTAAAGTATAAAGAACTTACAGAAGCGTTTAATGATAATCCTCAACCCATTGTAGAATGGATTAGAGAGAATGGCAAGAAAGTCTATAGTGACTATGTTAAACAAGAAAGAAAGATGATTGTATGATGTATATTGGCACAAGCCTTGGTGGTTGTTTACTTAGCTTGATGGCAGGTGAAGTGTCCGAGGATGAGGTTATGTTCATTGTAACTCGCACATTGTGTCCTGACTATGACTCCTTTATGCTAGTAGTAGAACAATATCACGAAGAGGGCAATCCTCATGCTCTTAATCCTGCACAATATGGTTTAGGTGACTATGACGTTACTGAAGTAAAAAATCTAGCCACTAGATTATATTATTCAGGTAGGATACACCAACCTAGGGTATTCGATAATGCAAGTAGAACAGCCGGACATTATTATCCTTATAATCATCCTGCTAAATTAGGTCATGGTTTGTGGATGCAAGTAGTACCTACTAATGACAATAGTACACCTGCAGTGGTAGAAGCCTATGAAAAGTATAAGATGTTGGATAATTTAACTAAATGACAGAATATCAAATTGATCCAGTAACTTGGTTTACAGAACGTGAACTAAAACACACTCCTAAACATTTTATCATATCTAAAACACCATTGACTGTTCATGGTAAATTATGGATATTGAATAAACTTAAGGGTAGATTTTCCATTACATTTGCTGAAGATGCAATTGATGACTTCCTTGTGTTTCATACAATGGGAAACCCTGCATTTGAAGATCCAAAAGAAGCAATCTTTTACGAATTGACTTGGTCTTGATACCCAAAACAATTACTACTTAAAAAATAAGTAGTATAAGAAAAATATATTAAATATCTATAACACTCAAGGAGAATATTATGAGTTTTTTAAAACACGTCGGTAAGCATGGTGATCGCAAGGTTGCTATCATATTCCGCGAAGTTCCAGGTGAACCACACATGTGTTTAGTAACATATACCGAAACACTTAACCAGCACATCCATGATCCACTTATCAAATGTATTGAATCTGATATCGGTCAACATGCAGAATCGTTATCTGATGCACTTAATCGTACATTAGGTATGGATGGCCAACCAATCTTATTTACACTACATCGTGAAGGATTGTTGAAAAAAGTACAAACAGAAAACATTGTTGTTACTCCAAATTCAAACACTAAAATTAAATTAAATGAACTTAATAAAATTTTAACTGAAATGAGACAAGGCGAAGATGCTGTTAAACGTATGGCAGAAATTGACCAAAGTCGTGGTCTGCAAACTCCATCTGATGTAGCACGTAGAATGCGTGAAAGCAAAACACGTGACGCTAAAGTACCAGCAACACAACCACTAACTGCATCATCAAGTGATGCATTAGGTGATAACGTTATTGCAAACAATTTAAGACAACAGGCACAGAAGATGGAAGCAGAAGCTAAAGGTTTATTAGCTGAATCCGCTAGATTGATGAATGAAGCGGCAGAAATGGATCCAGTTAAGCCGGTTGCAAAGAAAACAACTAAGGCAAAAAAAGCAAAAGTTAGTGCATAATGAGTCCAGAGTTCATTGAGAAATGGGAACACATCCTTGAAGATGTTGAAAAAAACAAAATACCAGTACAGTTTATTAAAAAACTAATTGTTAAACTTCAAGGTAAACGTCAACAGACTATTAACATAGAAAAATTCTTACAGCAAGGATTAGACCCAGATCAAGTAGAAGATGCAGTAAGTAGAAAACTTAATGAATTAGATGACCAAATTGTTAGCGTTGAGTTTATACTTAATGTCCAAAGTATTGCTGATACAGTACAGCCAGAAACGGACAGACTTTTAGGTAAATTATGAAACTTATTGTAGCATGTGACACTAAAGGTGGAATAGGCTATGAAAACAAATTGCCCTGGAGTAAAATCGAGGGCGATTTGCCAAGATTCAAGCAATTGACTACTGGTAAAAAAGTTATTATGGGCCGTAAAACTTTTGAAAGTTTACCAGTAAAGCCACTTCCTGATAGAAAAAATTATGTACTGAGTAAAAATCAAGTAAAAGTAGAACCAGGTAAACTTGGTGTAATGTCATTCAGTAACTTGGAGTTAATGAAGAATGTGATTGATGACGATTGCTGGATAATCGGAGGCTCCCAAGTAATAAAAGCATGTTGGGAAATGATAGACGAAGTGCATTTAACTAAGACATTGACCGAATATACTTGCGATGTATTCATTGATTTGTTATACTTAAAACAAAATTTTAATATGATTAATGAAGAACAAAACAATGACCATGTGTATCAAATTTGGAAACGAAAATAAAAAAGGAATATCAAATGTATAATTTAGATATTGAAGGTTTTATGACTGAACCCGAATTAAAGGTTATTGAACAATTAGCTCAACAAGTTCCATTGAATGGTGTAATCGTTGAAATAGGTTCTTATAAAGGTAGAAGCGCATATACCTGGGCTAAGTCATGTGATCCTAGTGTTACCGTGTACTGCATAGACCGAGCTAAATTTAGTGAGTTTTTTGAAAACACCAAGGATTGCACAAACATTAAATTTGTAAGGGGTAGATTTCCGTATACTGTTGGTTATGACGGTCCTCCTATAGATGTTTTCTTTTTAGACGGTGCACATAAAAATCCAATTGACATTGACGGAATCAATCATATATTACCGCATTTAAAATCAGGAGCATTGTTGTGTGGACATGATAATTTCCCTATGAATAATACACCTGAACAAGAATGTATTTCTAGTAATATTAAAGAGCTAGAACATAGGTTAAATCAACAAGTAACTCTTTATGCAGACACATCAATTTGGTCCTTTAGGATATAACTATGAAACAATACTTAGAATTATTACAAGACATACTAGACAATGGAGAAATTAAAGATGACAGAACTGGTGTTGGCACCTATAGTGTTTTTGGACGTCATATTCGCTTTGATTTGCGTGGGGGTTTTCCCGCAGTCACTACTAAGAAACTTGCTTGGAAATCTTGCGTCGGTGAGCTTCTCTGGTTTATTGAAGGCTCTAGTTCTGAGCGTAGATTGGCAGAGATTACCCACGGTACATCAGAAGGAACGGTTACTATCTGGACGCCAAATGCGCTTGCACCGTATTGGAAACCGAAAGCGAAATTTGAGGGCGATCTCGGTCGTGTCTACGGAGTACAATGGCGTCACTGGAACAAAGACCGTGTCGAAAAAGACATGGGTCCGGCGCACAAAGGTGGCACAAGGCTTGCAGTAGATAGAACAGAAGTAGACCAATTGGCAAATCTCATTAAAGGATTAACTGAAGATCCTAATGGGCGCAGACACATATTAAGTGCCTGGAACGTGAGCGAGTTAGACCAAATGGCACTGCCACCTTGTCACGTTATGAGTCAATTTTATGTCAATAAAAATAAAGAACTATCTTGCCATATGTATCAGCGTAGCGTTGATGTGTTTCTGGGTTTACCTTTTAACATTGCTAGTTATGCATTGCTTACACATCTATTGGCACATCACACTGGTCTAAAAGTAGGTGAGCTTGTTATCAGTACAGGTGATACGCACATCTATAAAGACCATATTGAACAAGTCAAAGAACAATTAGGTCGTGAATCATATCCGTTACCTACATTGTCATTGAATCCAAATAAAACAAATCTATTTGAGATGACAATGGATGATATTACATTGGTAAACTATCAAAGTCACGGTTCAATCAAAGCAAACATGGCAGTGTAATTATGAAACGTGAAGAAATGATTCATTCTCCTCAAGTCGACGGTCCAGTCAGAGTACTAGGCTCAGTTGATGTTGAGATGTTAAAGTCATCATTGCAAAAATTCATTGACATAGCGCAAACAGGCGTAACACAACAAGGGTTGCGTTGGGCAGGAGATTTTGAGGGTATCAGTGATTTACGTTATAGTGACGCTAATCCAAAAAAGATCGGTGAAGTAGATTTCAAAGATTGGATTACGGGCACAGAATATTTGCAATCTATTGCTAAATCGTTTAATATACGTGATGTAGGTCGTGTTAGAATGTTAATGATGAAACCCAGATCAACGTATTCATTACATTATGATGCCGATCTATGGAGAGTTCATATCCCATTGATTACTAATCCTGATGCGTTTGTATTTGTACATGGTAAGATGTGGCACATGCCAGCTGGTAATGCTTATTTAATGCGTGTTGAACATCATCATTTAGCGTTAAATGCAGGTATGGAGAATCGTATTCATATTGTTTTTGACTATTGTGGAAACTTAGCATGAAATATAAAGTTCGTAAAAATCTTGATGGTAACGAAGTTATTACATCTGAATATCTAGTCCATACAATTAAGATGGGGGATGTTGAAGATCCTGATTTGTATGTAGCAGAACCTATTTGGAAATGGCAACAAACCGAAGCCGGCAGATGGGTAATGGATAATGCATTTGATAGACCTAGTTGGTATCGTCATATAGACCATACCTCATATGGACATATCTATACAATCAAAGCAGAACTAACACCAGAACAAATAACATATTACGAATTGAAATTCAAATGAAAATATTAGTAACAGGCGGTCTCGGCCTTATCGGACATCACGTAGTTAGTAAACTAGAATCATTAGGACATGATGTTGTCATTACTGACACCTGCACTACTTATGGAATCATCCCGCAAGATGAAATAGATTACTTAATGAATGAACGCATTAAGAAAATTAAGACAGAACAAATATACAATATTGATATAAGCAATGCAGATAGTATTGATTGGCTGATACAAAAACATCAGCCTGCAATCATTATTCATATGGCTAGCTTTCCCCGGCAGAAAGTTGTTAACGCTAATCCAGCAATAGGTGCAAGAACAATGATGGAAGGACTGATGAATCTATGTGAATCAGCCAAGAGTCATAAAGTATCTAAGTTCTTGTATATCAGTAGCTCAATGGTCTATGGAGACTTCACTGATGATGTAACAGAAGATTACAATTGTAAACCGCAAGGTCAGTATGGTATTATGAAACTATCAGGTGAGCATATTGTTAAAGACTATAGCCGTCGTAATTGTTTCAGTCATACTATCATTCGTCCTAGTGCTGTATATGGACCATTAGATGTTGAGGATCGTGTTATTGCTAAGTTTATGCTAACTGCTATGCGTGGAGGCACACTTAAAGTTAATGGTGCAAATGAAACACTAGACTTTACATATGTAGAAGATGCCGCAGATGGTATTGTTGCTGCCGCACTAAGTAATAACACTAATAATAAAACATACAATATTACAAAGAGCCATAGTCGTAGTTTATTAGATGCCGCAAACTTGGCAGTTAAGATTGCAGGCAAAGGTAGTATTGAAGTCAAAGATAAAGACGCTGACTTCCCAAGTCGCGGTGCATTAAACATTGATGCCGCTCGTAGAGATTTTGGATATGATCCTAAGGTAGATGTAGAAGAAGGCTTTGAAAGATATTATGGTTGGCTTAGTAATTCCCCATTTTGGTCTAGCAAGACAGTATAAGAACATCGGTGAAGAGTTGCTTGATGCAACTCACCGTGCCCTTAAAGACGGACAACTTGTGGGTGGTCATTATACCCGCTCGTTTGAAGAATGGCTAAAACATCGTACTAAAACAAAGTATGCTGTCACCTTACATAGCGGTACACAAGCACTTGAGATTATTGCACGATGGAAAAAGATTAAACATACAGAAAACATGGATGGTAATCCTAAAATCTGTATCCCAAATCTAACATACCCAGCAACACTAAATGCATTCTTAACTGCAGGTTGGGAAGTAGATTTAGTTGATACCGATAAGAACGGTATCATTGATATGAATCATTCTAGTGCAGGAGTATATGATTGTTTAATGGGCTTTGCTGGTCGCAAGCCCTGGCCTGATGCTAGTTACTCAAATGCATTTGGTGTTATAGTTGACGGAGCACAACATTGGTTAGTATCAGACGGTGATGTAGGTAGTGGCATGTCAATCAGTTTTGATCCTACAAAGAACTTACCTAGCTCAGGTAACGGCGGTGCAATCGTAACTAATAATGAACAACTATATCTATATGCAGTAAAATATAGAGATAACAACAAACCCTACTTCCATGATGTTGGTACTAATTCAAAGATGAGTGAGCAAGATTGTGCCCAAATATTAGTCAGAGTAAAGTATATAGATGAGTGGCAAAAGCGTAGAAGTGAAATAGCAAAGTATTGGTGTGACGTATTCAGAGATTTATCACTGACTTGTTTATCTGATACAAAAGATCCTCACGCACATCAAAAGTTTGTAATGTATTTACCTGATCGTAGTAGTTTGCATACGCATTTACTAACTGATGGCATTGATAGTAAGATTCACTATGAATATGTTTTAGGTGATTTACCTACAGCAAAAAGTTTATCAAAACCAGATATGCTAAGTACAAGTGTGATGTTAAGTCGCGGTGTGCTTAGTTTACCTATGTATCCTGAACTAATGGACAACGAAGTAGAATACATAAAGGACAAGGTCTGTGGATATTTTAAATAATAAAAGTTTTTGTATATTACCCTGGATGCATATTGCTACATCACCTAATGGTGATGTAAAACCATGTTGCATATCATTAGATACAATTAATAAACAAAACAATGTACCTTTTAACTTAGGATATGATAATTTATCAGACATAATAAATTCTAAAAGTTTAAAAGATTTAAGAAAAAACATGTTAGATGGTAAAATTATCAATGGGTGTAATCGATGTTATGAGTCAGAAAAAAAATCAAACAATAGTTATAGAACATATTATAATACAAAATGGTCAGAATTATTAAAAGAAAAAACAAAACAGGATGTTGAAATAAAAGAGACAGTGGAGTATTTTGATTTACGATTTGGTAATTTATGTAACTTAAAATGCAAAAGTTGTAGTCCTGAAAATTCCACTCAGTACGAAAAAGAATTAATTGAATTAAAAGAAACAGGAACTGACATTGAATCCTTTATTAAAATAGAACCTATTGATATTAATCATTGGTACAGTACGGATATATTTTTTAACAATATATCAACGCAAATTGATAATATACAGGAACTTTATGTTACGGGAGGAGAACCATCGATAATCGAAAAAAATTATGAAATTTTAAAATATATTATTGAGCAAGATAAAGCAAAAAATATTACCTTAAAATTAAATACGAATATGACTAATATGCAAGATAAATTTTTAAATATTATTAGTCAGTTTAAACAAGTTACTTTTTTTGCTAGTATTGATGGGATAGGTTCAATTCAAGAATATATTAGATATCCTAGTAAATGGGAACAGATTGATGAGAATCTTAAAAAATTGATATCAAATAAAAAATCAAATGTTTCTTTAACTGTGACACCCGTAATACAAAATATAAATTTAGGATACATTACTGACCTGTTTGAATACCTAGAGAATTTTAATAGGATGAACAATGCTACTATAATAAATATTTCCCCTATTATTCTGTATAACCCGGAACAATTAAACATAACATATTTACCATTAGATTACAAAAAAGAATGTTGGGATAAGATTCAATATTGGATGGACAATAATTGTAAATTTCAGCATCAGTGGTTTTTTGATAAGATGCAAGAATTGAAACTTAAATGCACAGAATATGTACCTTATGAACATAATTTAGATAGATTTGCTAAATTTACAGAAATATTTGATAATCATAGAAATGTATCATTACAAGAAGTAAATCCTGAGTTATATAAAATTCTGTATAAATAAGGGTACTATGTGGATACTATCAATACTACCCGACGCCGCAATACATATAATCTTTGGATTAGGTATTTTGGGCACAATAGCAGGATTCGTCCTAGGATTCATTCCTTTTATTAAAACCTATAAACTAGCAATACAAATTATTAGCTTAATTGTATTAGTCTTTGGTGTCTATCTTGAGGGCGGCTTAGCTGACTATAAAGAATGGGAAATTAGAGTGAAAGAGATGGAAGCTAAAGTCGCACAAGCTGAAGCAAAATCAGCTAATACTAATGTAGAAATACAGGAAAAGATTGTAGAAAAGACTAAAGTGATTCGTGAAAAAGGCCGTGACATTATTAAGTACATTGACAAAGAAGTAGTCAAAAAAGAAGAAGTTATCAAGTATATTGAAAACTGTCCTGTCCCTAAAGAAATCATAGACTTACACAATCAAGCCGCTGAGTTAAACAAAGGAGCAACAAAATGAGATATCTTTTAATTGCTCTATTGCTAGCCGGTTGTTCTACTACAACAGTTCCCGTTAAACAAAAGTTCCCTAATGCTACCCCTGAATTAATGAAGAAATGTGAAGACCTCAAAAAGATTGAGGGTGACAAAGTAGCTATAACTGAGATGATGAAAGTTGTTGTTCACAACTATTCATTATATTGGGAATGCAGTGCTAAAGTAGATGGCTGGCAAGACTGGTATAACGCACAAAAAAAGATTTATGAAGAAATTGCAAAATAATAGCATATTATTAGTAGCTTGTTTATTATTGACGGGTTGCGCTACACCAGATCATTATGGTACATATGTAGAAGCACAGAAATCATTAAGCAGAGATGCTACAGTAGCAGAAGCCGCACGTATTGCGGCACTAACTGAGATGGTTAAGAGTTCAGATAACGAAGTAAAGATACAAGCTATTAAAGCATTACAAGAAATCCAGCGTAGTAAACGTCAAGTTATCATACAGCAACCCAAAGGTCTGTTCGGTAACTGATAAATACTATATAGGCTAGGATTTACAAATGACACAAGAAATTATCAATATTGGCGCAGTAGCTAATGACGGCGAAGGTGATCCGTTACGAACGGCCTTCCAGAAGATTAATAATAACTTTACGCAATTATATAGTAGTGGTACATTTACATATGATGCATATTCGTTTGGAAATACAGCCGGACAAGTAATATTTGAAACTCCGGCTAACTTGTTTACTCAAGGTACCTTTCAAATTAATTCAGATAATCCAAACACAAATGATAGCCAGAATATTACATTAAATGTAGCCATTTCAAATGATGTATCTAATGTTAAGTGGAACGGACATGGAACATTATTTTTCAATAATCCAGTCACTAGATATAATGTAGATTTAGTTGGTGGAAATGTTCGCATACTAGTAAATCCTTTAGCAAATGCAAACATATATCATTTCATTGCCGCACAAATTACATTCAGCACTAATGCCCCTGGTATGGAACTTTCACTTGAGGGATTATCGGGTGATGTATTAGGTACAGAACTATTAATTCCTATAACTACAGAACAACCAGCATGAGAGCAAAAGAATTTATTACTGAACAAAGATTGGATCAAGTTCACGATGGATTAGATGTAGCATCTATGTCTCTTCCTAATACGTATGTTATTCCGGAGTTAAAGAACAACGACTTCTATGATTTATATCGGTTTGGTGTGGCAATTGCCGCAGTAAGAGGTGAAAGCGGTACTGACAATGTTCAAAATAGTTACAAACCTGATTTCAGAGCAGAAAGCAGTTGGGGAGAACACCAAGTAATATCCTCTGAGTTTGATAAAGACATTGGTAAAACTATTGACCAAGCATTAAAGAAGGTTGGAAAATCCGGCAAGAAATCAGCAAGTACTCCAAGCAGTGATGAGATGGACGATACATTAACTCAGTCACCGATTAAAGGATTCAAAGGATATAAAAGATGAGAGCAAATGAATTTATATCCGAAGCTAAAATCGGCAAAATAGGAAATAGAAAACAAATGGCCACAAAAGGCCTACATAAGTTCCGTGATGAAAATGCAGCCGACCGTATATATGAACTGAATAGAATAATGATGGCTGCAGCCTCAACTGATGGTACTTTTATACCAGATATAGATAGTGAAAGTTGGGCTGGAAGATACGATGTTGCCGCACCTTATACACAACAAGAAAGTGATATGTTAATGATGGCATATAAAGCGGCAGGTTCAGATTACCACGATTTAAATAAGGGAGACTTGCGTAGTCAAGAGCTTGAGGGCACTAACACTCAAAGCACAGTCAAGCCTTTTAAAGGCTACAAAAGAAAATAATTTAGTACATGTTAATCTGAATAAGTAATTATATCAAATTACAGGATTCAGAATGATTGATATTAATAACACCCTTGACCTAGTCAAATTAAAATTCTACAACGAATGGTTATATACTGCCCACATCTATGATGAGGGTAATAGTCCAATGCACGACACACTTACTAAACAAGTTGTTACACAATACGTTGACCCACTTAATTTACCTAAAAATGCTAAGATTATGGATTTAGGTTGTGGTCCAGGTTACTTCTTAAACGCAATGAAAGAACGTGAGTATACTGACGTTACTGGAGTTACACTAAGTCCGGGCGATATTAAGATTTGTGAAGATAACGGTCACACGATTGCAAAGTATGACTTGAGTTTCTTACCGCAAAAAGATGGTTACTATGATGAAAGTGTTGACTTTATATTTTTACGTCATGCATTAGAGCATAGTCCATATCCTATCTTTAGCTTAATGGAATACAATCGTGTATTGAAGCAAGGCGGTAAAATGTACATTGAAGTCCCTGCGCCCGATTGTGATCGCAAACATGAGTGGAACTTGAATCACTATAGCATCTTAGGTGAGCAACAATTAGCCGCACTATTAGTACGTACAGGCTTTGATATCAATAAGTTTGAAAAACTAGATTTTGATATTGGCGGTAAAGATCCCGGGACAGGTAATGATTTTACTGCAAAAGAAAAGTTCTATTGTATTCTAGTAACAAAACAAAGACCACTAGACATTAAGTAAAACGATAAATACTCACTGAAAGTGAGTATTTTTCCATGTCATATCCAGAACCAAGCAATGTTGCTCCGTGGTATTTACGCAACATTAATCAAGCATTAGCATTAGACGAAGCATCAGGCAACGTTTTTCTCCGTACCGGATTTGAAGGTAATATTATCATTAGTGGTAATGTTACAATCCCCGGTAATGTTGACGCACACATCAGTGAAATAGGAACATCAGGAAACTTAACAGTTCCATGGATGCCTGTCAGTATTGATGGTAATAGTGCAGTAACAATTACAAGCGGTAACATTACAGTTGCTCAGGGAACAAGTCCATGGGTAGTGTCAGGTAATGTAAATTCCAATGTATCTGGTAACGTAGGTGTTACAGGTAATGTTAATATTGGTACTATGCCGGCAATCACCGGCAATGTCAACGCTAATATCACAGGTGGTAATGTCACTGTACAGCAAGGTACTAGCCCATGGGTAGTATCAGGAAATGTCAATACTACAATAACAGGTGGCAACGCAAATGTAGCAATCACTGGAACTAACCTAGATGCGTTTGGTCGTTTAAGAGTAAGTGAACCCTATACATTGTTTGACAGTCAAAATCGTTACATTGACGGTGACCAATTTAGTAGTATCACTGCTACAGGTGGTAATGTAGTTTATGTTCAAAACGAAAGTTCATTTAATTTAAATGTTTCTGCTACTAGTGGTAGTAGTGTGATTAGACAATCCAAGACTGTTCAAGCATATCAGCCGGGCAAAAGTTTATTAACAATGAACACATTTGCAATGGCTACTCTTAAAGCGAACCTAAGACAACGAGTTGGTTATTTTACAACTGATAATGGTGTGTATTTTGAAGCAGTAGGTACTATACTTAATCTTGTTATTCGTAGTAGCACAACCGGAGTAGTAGTTGAAGAAAGAATTCCACAAGCTAATTGGAATGGAAATACCTTATTGTCCGGTATTGTGTTAGATCCAACATTGACACAAATATTTTGGTGTGACATTGAATGGTTGGGCGTAGGTAACGTTCGTGCAGGTTTTGTAATCAACGGTCAATTTATTGTATGCCACACATTCCAACATGCTAATCAGCCTGGAAACACAACTGTTTATATGACAACTGCATCATTAAACCCACGATATGAAATAACAAATACCGGCGCAACGACTGGTAATAGCACTATGAAACAAATATGTAGCACTGTTATTTCTGAAGGAGGGTTTACCCCGTCAACTAAAATAGGGTATGTTAATAATGGTACTAGTGTCACTAGAGTTTCCGCTGCCAACACAGTAACATCACTTTGTAGTATTAGATTGAATCCTGCATATCCTGATGCGGTAGTTGTGCCGTCACAAATTGATTTATTACTGATTGATGTTAGATATGGTCAATTTCAATTGATTGAAAATGCTACTTTTACCACTAGTTGGAGTAATGTTGCAGGGACAGTAGTTCAAAGTTCTATACACAGTAACACCATTACTGATGGAACAGTAGTATATGCTGGATTGACCAGTAGTAGAGATGCAGTTGAAATCAGCGAAGATGTTAAGAAACGAATTCAATTATGGAGAGATGCTAGTGGTACACCTAGCACATTAACATTGGCAGTATCGTATACTCAAGCCAACAGCGATTTGTTGTGGAAGTTGGGCTGGGAAGAACTTACTAACTAAGTTCTTGGCACATAAATACTCATTATGAGTAATGCACCTTCACTAGTAAAAAACCCCTATACTAAAACAGTTTTCAAAACTGATAAAGAACTACAGGATTTTATTAAATGCTGTGACCCAGATACAGGTTATCTATACTTTATGGATAACTTTTTTATGATACAACACCCTACTAAAGGTAGTATGGTCTATCATCCTTGGCCCTATCAAAAACGATTGATTGAAACATACCACAACTATCGTTATTCAATCAGTTTGATGCCACGACAATCTGGTAAATCAACTTCAGCCGCAGGATACTTACTCTGGTATGCCATGTTTGTACCAGACAGTACTATCTTAGTTGCGGCACACAAGTATACAGGTGCTCAGGAGATTATGCAACGAATACGCTATGCATATGAGAACTGTCCTGACTATATCAAAGCCGGTGTAACAACATACAACAAAGGTTCACTAGACTTTGAGAATGGATCTCGTATCGTTTCAGCTACTACAACTGAAAATACAGGTCGTGGTATGTCTATTACACTATTATACTTGGACGAGTTTGCATTCGTTAGACCAAGTATCGCTAAAGAATTTTGGACAGCTATCACACCAACATTATCAACTGGTGGTAAAGCTATTATCACAAGTACTCCAAACAGTGATGAGGATCAATTTGCTTATATCTGGAAAGGTGCTAACAAGACTGAAGATGACTTCGGTAATACTACTGAATTAGGTGTTAATGGTTTTAGAGCGTATAGAGCATATTGGAGTGAACAGCCCGGTAGAGATGATAAGTGGGCGGCTGAGATGAAGTCACAGTTAGGTGAGGATCGATTCAACCGAGAAATTGGTTGTGAGTTCATTATTGCAGATGAGACATTGATTAATCCAAACACATTAATTGCAATGGAAGGCATAGAGCCTGTCAGCCGTATAGGACAAGTTCGTTGGTATCAACAACCTAAAAAGGGTAACATTTATTGTGTGGGTCTAGATCCAAGTCTTGGTACAGGTGGTGACCCGGCCGCAATACAAATATTTGAAGCAAATACTACTACTCAAGTAGGTGAATGGAAACATAACAAAACAGACATTCCTAGTCAGATTAAACTATTAGCACAAATTAACAAATATATAGCAGAATATACAAACGAACCCAACAGTATCTATTACAGTATTGAATGTAATGGTATCGGAGAAGCCGCTATTGTATCATTAAATGAATACGGGGAAAGTAATATCCCGGGTATCTTTATCAGTGAAGCAGGTAAAGGGCGTAGAGGGTTCAATACAACCAATAAGAGTAAACTAACAAGTTGTGCTAAGTTTAAGACATTAGTTGAAAGCAAGAAAATGACTGTAAATAGTCGTAGTCTTATAAGTGAATTGAAAGCATTTGTAGCCCATGGTGGCAGTTATGCCGCTAAAATTGGCGATACAGATGACTTGATTATGGCTAGTTTATTGGTTACACGTATGCTACAGCAGTTGGGTGACTATCACTTTGATTTAGAGAATCAGATACGTGACCATGACGAAATGATAGCTCCCCTGCCATTTTTTGCCGTGATTAGTTAACAGATAAGATAAATATATTATCATGCCAATTAACTCAGAAACATTAAACCGACAACTTTACAAAAGACTATCAAAATACAAGCCAAAACCATTGGATGCTACAGGAAATGTGACTCCAGTAGAAGATGAAGCTGACGTATTCAAATTTACTTTTAGTAAGGACGGTAAAGATTACGGAACTGTTTTTGCTACGATTGATGACAATCATGCATTAACTGTTTACTATAGTGATGACGTAACAGAAAGCCCAGCTGGATCAACTCCTGATATAGGATACGATGATAGTTGGACTGGATTACTGAAACAATTAAAGTCTTGGGCAATGCACAATCAATTAAGTTGGAAATTAAAAGACAGATCCCATTTAGAGGGCGATATGGCACGGAGAGAACACATGAACAAAAAAGACAAAATATCAGAAGGTTACCACGCAATGGGTAAGAGTCGCAGTTACAGCGACAATATACCTAGCGTTAAGATTGTTATTGAACACAGTCGTCAAATCGAAGAAGGTGAACAACGTTATCGTAACATCAACAAGATTTTCCTAGAGAATCAAATGGGTGAGAGATTCTTACTTGACACTAAGAAGCCAGGCATTGCCCGAGTATATGCTAGACATATCGCAGAAGGTGGAAAAGTTAACGATGATCGTTGGGGACACATTCAAAGTCTATGTGAAGAATATCAAAAGATGGCTGGCTTTGTCCGTGCTACACGTAATGGTCAATTCAACGAATCAGCACAAAAATTAGTTAATGAAGCAATCAATCACTATCAAGGCTTGCGTGAGTCATTAAGTAGAATGACTGGTAAACGTGGTTACGAAGCGTACTTTGAATCATGGACACCTACATTGATGGAAGATGAAGTTGAAGAAACAAATCTAAATGAATTGTTTGTGCAAGAAACTTTAGATCCACGTATTGAAAGTGTAATGCCAATATTATCTAAGTTACAAAAAAACTTAGGTGAGATGAAAGAAGTTAGTGCATTAGCTGAATGGGCTGATAGCTTAATTGAAGGTGGCGATGGTGGTGAAGCTAGCGAAGAAGAAGATGTATTGACTCCTGGCGATGCAGGTGAAGGTGGTGCTGAAGATGCTCCAGCAGATGATTTAGATGAGGGCGAAGATGGTACACCTCAAAGTCATCAAGCACAAACTACATTGAAGCATTTGAAAAAAGCTAACTATGGTGATAAAGCAGATGCCGCAAATATCAAATCAGGTATAAAAGGTTTTAGAGATAGAATTGCTATGTTACAGAGAGCAAAAGATGAAGGTAATCTAGTAGACGAAGATGAAAGCCTAACAAGCAACAATCCAATTGGCATTCCTGAAGGTGAGGACAACGATCCAGTAGCCGGCGCTATCACTCGCAGAATATTAATGCAACGCCAAGATTTGTTACAGAAGTTTGGCCCTGTTAAAGTTTTGCAAGCAATTAATGATGTCGCTGATTTTGTTGGTGATACTGATGAAATTGGTTCTAGTGATGTTAGCGGTTGGATCAGACAAGTTGAACAATCATTGGGTGGTGTTGATGAAGGTATTATTGACACTATTAAGAATGTCGGTGGCAAAGTATTGAACAAGTTAGGTCACGGTAGTGATGAAGATTTATTAAAAGACTTACAAAAGAAAGCCGGCATCCCATCACATGCACAACATGGTAAACCAAATATGGCTAAGCCTAACGAAAAAGAAGTAGATGAAAGCGCACTACAAGCATACTTGGGCGATAAGAAGTATGGTAAAGATGGTATGGACGCATTACGCAAAGCTGGTCAAGAACATGCTAGTGAAAAGAAAATGCAAAACATCCGTGCCAAGTATAGTAATAAAGAAGAAGAAGTTGACGAAGGTTTAGATGCTAATCAAAAGCGTGTGGGTCAATTAGGTCCAACCGAGAAAGTTAAGAATAACAATATCGGTAAACTAGTTGGTGCTAATGAAAACTTTATTGGTATGGCTCCGCAAGCTGTAGCAGAAGGTGAAGGAAACTTTGCCAAAGCAATTGGCAATTTACATGGATGGCATCAAGATGATTCATCTGATCCTAATATTGAAAGATACGAGTTTGATGACCGTGAAGGCGGGTATTATGCATATGGTACAATAGAACATAATCTAAAAACTGGTGAAATCGCTGTGGATTTTGAAGATAAGTCAGGCGAGTATGATGGTGATATTAAAGCCACATTCAATTCTATTGGGGATGCTATGGATGCTTTAAGAAGAATCACAATACAACATAGATATAATACTGGCAAGGCACAGAGTTTTGATAGATTAGGTAACAGAACATTGGCAGGCCCTGACGATGTTTATAAAACAGATAGAGCAGGTAAAAAAGGCACTTTGACAAAGAGTCGAATGGATACTATGAAGCAATCTACCCCTTATCGTAAAACAGGCCCTATAGGTGTATTGCCAGAAGGACAAGAAGACCTAGACGCAATCAAGCGATTATTGGGTAAATAAGTTCATAAAAACCTCACTTAAAAGGTGAGGTTTACCATATCTGGCATAAATACTATTGACATGAGAAGAAAGTAATGCTATACTTACTCTTGTGTTAGTTACTCATTGGGAGTAGCGACATTAAAACGAGACCATCTCAATTTATAAGGAAATTAAATCATGGCATCATTAGCAGACATTCGTGCCCGTATATCGGCACAAGAAAACAGACAGCAAAAGGGTTCTAACACCCAATCAGATAACTCAATCTACCCCCACTGGAATATAGACGAAGGCACAACAGCCACAATTCGTTTCTTGCCAGATGGCAACAGTAAGAATGAATTCTTCTGGGTTGAGCGTCAAATCATTAAATTGCCATTCAATGGCGTTAAGGGCGATCCAAACGTTAAGCGTATTGACGTTCAAGTACCATGCGTAGAAATGTATGGTGACAGTTGCCCTATCTTGGCAGAAGTTCGTCCTTGGTATAAAGACGAAACATTGAAAGAAATGGCAAACAAGTATTGGAAGAAGCGTAGTTATCTCTTCCAAGGTTTTGTAAAACAAAACCCATTAGGTGATGACAAAGTTCCTGCGAATCCAATTCGTAGATTTGTTATCAGTCCACAAATCTTTACTATCATCAAATCAAGTTTGATGGATCCAGAGATGGAAGAATTGCCAACAGATTACTTGCGTGGTCTTGATTTCAATATTAAGAAAACAAGTAAAGGTGGTTATGCTGATTACTCAACAAGTAATTGGGCACGTAAAGAATCTGCGTTATCAGAAGCAGAGGCATCAGCAATTGAAGCACACGGCTTATTCAACTTGGCAGACTTCTTGCCTAAGAAGCCCGGTGAAGCAGAATTGCGTATTATCAAGGAAATGTTTGAAGCATCAGTAGACGGTCAACCATATGATGTTGAACGTTGGGGTGCATATTATCGTCCATATGGTGTTGAGGCACCTGCAGGAGCGACAGCGGAAAAACAACCAGCTACTACTGAAACTAGAGCACCCGCAACAGCACCCGTAGCAGAGTCATCAAATGCACCTTGGGATGAAGAAGCAACTGCGACAGCAACTGCTCCAATCGAAGTTCCAAAAGCAACAAGTAGTGACAAAGCACAAGACATCCTAGCAATGATTCGTGCTAGACAAAACAAGTCTTAATCATAATGGGGGCTTCGGCCCCTATCTTAGGATAACACTATGACATTACCAGACGAACGTTATCGTGCTATAAAAGCCGGTAAAAAATTATTAGAGGAATTGTGTGATCCTGGTCGTACACCACGTGTACCGAGTTTAATCAGAGACCGCGCAAGGGCCGCACTACGACATTTCCCTAATGACTGGGAAATTGACATTCTCACAGAAAAATGTCCAGATATGCTAGACAAACAAACGTTTAGTGTATATACTAACGGCATACACAAATAATAAGGATTATAATGGCAAAACCATTCGACATTTCTAAATTTAGAAAAGATATTACAAAAAGTATTGAAGGTCTATCAATAGGATTTAACGATCCTACTGATTGGATCTCGACAGGAAATTATGCTCTCAACTATCTCATTAGTGGTGATTTTAATAAAGGCGTACCTCTTGGTAAAGTTACTGTCTTTGCCGGAGAGTCAGGAGCAGGCAAATCATTCATCTGCTCAGGAAACCTCGTTAGACACGCACAACAACAAGGAATCTTTGTAGTATTAGTAGATTCAGAAAACGCACTAGATGAAGCATGGCTACATGCGCTAGGTGTATCTACTGATGAAAGTAAATTGTTAAAACTTAATATGGCTATGATTGACGAAGTAGGAAAAACTATTTCTATGTTCGTTAAAGATTATAAAGCACTACCAGAAACAGAACGTCCTAAGGTATTGTTTGTAATTGATTCATTGGGCATGTTGTTAACTCCAACCGACGTTAATCAGTTTGAAGCAGGTGATATGAAAGGTGACATGGGTCGTAAGCCTAAAGCACTAACAGCACTTGTTCGTAACTGTGTTAATATGTTTGGCTCACTAGGCATTGGCTTGGTCGCTACTAATCACACATATGCTTCACAAGATATGTTTGATCCAGATGACAAAATCAGTGGTGGTCAAGGTTTCGTTTATGCATCAAGTATTGTTGTTGCTATGAAGAAACTGAAACTTAAAGAAGATGAAGATGGTAATAAGATCAGTGATGTGCGAGGTATTCGTGCGGCATGTAAGATTATGAAAACTCGTTATGCAAAACCATTTGAATCTGTACAAGTTAAGATCCCTTACGAAACAGGTATGAGTCCTTACTCAGGATTATTAGATATGATTGAGAAGGCTGAACTTGTTAAAAAAGAAGGCAACAGTCTTGTGTATACAACACTTGATGGTGAAATCATTAAGAAGTTTCGTAAAGCATGGGAAGCAAATACAGATGGATGCTTAGACAAAGTTATGACTGAGTATTCACAAAAATCAACAACAAAGATAAGTAATGTATCATCGGAGGAGGATGTTGCATAATGAGTTTAGATTTTGTTGCAGAAGTTTGGGACGCACTACGTTCCCACATTGATTTGAATGAACGTAGTGATGCCGCAGACACATTAATTAATTTGTTGATTGATAACAACTACGAAGCTGACGACATTAAAGATTCGTTCAGGGGTGACAAAGATGTGCTTAAGGCATTGAAAGGTTACGCTGAACAACATGATGTTGAAGATGACTACGAAGAATATGAAGAAGACGAAGACCAAGACGATTGGAATTAAATGTCAAATTGGTATACAAGGATCACAGTCGATCTAGCTGTGATACCCGATTTCATAACACACTATGAGACCGAATTAATTTCAGCAAAAAAAGAAGTAAAGGTATACGGTAATGTTGAAAAGAACATTGCCGCTATTCCCGGTATTACTGAACATCGTTTCAATCAACTACAAGAGATTGAAGCGGTGTTGAACTATCTTAATATTCAACTACGAAAAATTCGCAGAAAGCATTTTCAAAAATATTTAGAAGCGTACAATAGGGCATTAACAAGCCGTGACGCTGAAAAGTATGTTGATGGTGAAGATGAAGTGATTGACTTTGAAGTATTGATTAATGAAGTCGCACTATTACGCAATACATGGCTTGGTATATTAAAGGGTCTAGAAGCTAAACAGTGGCAGATGGGTCACATTGTAAAACTACGCACAGCCGGAATGGAAGATATATCAATTGGGTAATATAGTATATGGTGTAATATATCCCGGAGGTGCATCAGGCCAATTTATTAAAAGTATATTGGTCTATATATTATCGGATGATGATATCGATATGGATTTTGATGACGGGACTAGTCATTGGTATTATAGAAAATATTTACAATCTAAACCAGGATTGTCTATATTATCTGCTAGAGGTAATAAAAACCCCGAAAAATATAATATCATTGCTAATATCAATAGTATCGCACCATTAGTAGATTCTCCGGATCTACAAAAACTTTATAATTGCAAATTAGATTATAAGTTAATTTCCATTCACGCAGATGATGATGATTTATTTTTTATTAATGCAAATCATTATCACAAACAACCGGCTAGTATTCCTTATTTTACTCAATTATCTAATGAGTTGTTTTCTATATCAGACCTTAAAAAACTCAATAAAGAACAAGAAAAACTTTTAATAAATCATCATAGTATAAAAAATGGATATTATACTGGTTACTTACAATCATTTAATAAATGGTTAGCTGAATGTTCCAAACACTTTCATGGCTCATTGTACCGTATTAATTTTAAAGATATAGTAAATAATCCAGACAAAATAAAACATTTATTAGAAACTATTACAAACAAAACAATGTCCGATCATGCTCACCGACAATATGATAGGTATGTTGAAAGACAACTGGAATTTCGTAAAGAGAAGGGCCTGCTATAATTTGACATTAATTGGACACTGTGCTACAATAGAGTCTTATTCAGTCAAAAGGAGTTGTTCATGGGTTACAAAGTTGTTGCTGACAAGTATCAGATGGATGAAATGCGTACCAAATATGGTCCTCGTCAGGGTCTAGAAGGTCCGTTCAATTTCTCCGGAAGAGTGTTGTATTATGACAACAAAGAAGGCCAATACTATGATCCTAGATCCGATTTCTACGTAGAGCAGTCGGAAATGAACGAAATTCATGCTAATTTGATAGCCAAAATTTGACAATAAATGGATTTGGCGCTATAATAGAATCTTAGACAGTAAAGAAAAGGACTTAGAAATGACTACAGAATTCAAATCTTGGGAAGAGTTGACAACTTTAGAGCAGTATTCTAGCATTTACTGGGATATGTATAAAGATGCGTTTGGCATTCGTCCCCGAGGTATTGATACTTCTGCTTGGACCGAAGCAGACTTTCAGGCCGAATTCAAAGAATTGGGTGAGATAATTGACCGTGAAGAAAAGGTCCGTGTTGCGTCAGAGCAACATGCTGTTTTCTCTTTTGAGAAACGTATCAGTGACCTGATGTTTTCGGGTGCTAAGGACCGTGCAACAGCAATGCGCTGGATCCACGAAGCTGAGGACACTCAGGGTGATGATGACTATTTGGCTTATACACTGGGCTTGCCCTATCAGTATTTTCGCAAGGTAGCATAATTTGACAATAAATGGCATTCGTGCTATAATACTTGTATTGATTGATTAACACACAGGAGAAACTATGTCTACGATTCGCATTCTTTCAGGCTCTTATCGCAAGCAAGCAGTAATCAATACTGAGTTTACACTTGTCAAAGGTTTTCAGACAGGTAAAAAAGGTAGTTATGTGACTGTCAAAAATGATGGTCAATTCGCAATCAACATCCCTGAAGTCAAGGTCCTTGTTGATGACATTAATGATATTGAATTTTTGAATGGAGAACAAGTGTTAGCAAATACAGTAGAGTTTAAAAAAGAAGCAGTTAAAGAAACTGAAACAGAAGCAATGGACCGTATTGCTTCACGTTTCGGTGTGCTTGATGAAATGTCACGTGCATGTATTGCCGGCGATATTCGTGCTATGATTGTGACAGGTCCTGCAGGTATCGGTAAGTCACATGGTGTAAATTTGCAAATGGAAAAAGCTAGCATGTTTGATAAACTTGCAGGCAAGAAAGTTCGCTTTGAAGTTGTCAAAGGTGCTATGTCAGGTATCGGCTTGTTTGCTAAGTTGTACAAATTTTCTGACGCTAAGAATGTGTTAGTGTTTGATGATTGTGATATCTGGGAAGATCAAGACGCTATCAACGTACTGAAAGGTGCACTTGATTCAGGTAAGACACGTAGAATTTCTTGGAATAAAGATTCACGTATTTT